TTGTTCTTGCTTGTCGTCAATCCGGTAAATCAATTTCAAGTGTTGGATATATTCTCTGGTATGCACTATTCCATTCTGATAAGACGATTGCGATTCTTGCGAATAAGGGATCTACTGCCCGAGAAATGCTTTCCCGTGTCACTCTGGCATTGGAGAACCTACCATTCTTTCTTCAGCCCGGATGTCGTGCACTGAATAAAGGTAATATTGAATTTTCAAACAACAGTGAGATCATTGCATCTGCAACTTCTGGTAATTCGATTCGTGGTCTCACGGTCAATCTACTCTTTCTGGATGAGTTCGCATTCGTTGAAAATGCCACAAGATTCTATACCTCGACGTATCCTGTAATCACGGCAGGTAAGACGAGTAAGGTCATCATTACTTCCACAATGAACGGTATTGGTAATGTGTTCTATAATATCTGGCAGGGTGCTATTCAGGGAACAAATGACTTCAAACCATTTCGTGTGGATTGGTGGGATGTTCCCGGTCGAGATGAGGAATGGAAGAAACAAACAATCGCAAACACATCACAGCTACAATTCGATCAAGAGTTTGGCAATGCTGCAATAGGTCATTATGATACCCTGATATCCACAGACAAGCTCCTGGCTCTGAAATCAGAAAGACCGATTGAATCCAAGAGTGGTCTGTCATATTATATCCAACCTCAGGAGGGTCACAAATACCTAATGATGGTCGATGTATCAAAGGGACGTGGTCAAGATTACTCTACCTTCACGGTAATCGATGTCACGACAAGACCATTTGAACAGGTTGCAACATTTCGGGACAATATGATTTCACCTCTATTGTTTCCTGATATCATTGTGAAGGTTGGAAAACTATACAATGATGCTCTGGTTCTGATTGAGAACAATGATGTTGGTCAGGTCGTGTGTAATACAGTATATTACGAGCACGAATACGAGAACATGTTCGTGGAATCTGCACTCAAGAAAGGTGGCATTGGTGTGACAATGACAAAGAAAGTCAAACGGATTGGGTGCAGTAACATGAAAGATCTACTGGAGATGCATAAACTGCGAATTCGTGACCTAGAGACAATAGGTGAATTGACAACCTTTGTGGGTAAGGGTAGTTCATACCAGGCAGATGATGGTAAACATGACGATATGGTGATGAACCTAGTTCTCTTCTCATGGTTCGTCTCAAATCAGGCATTTGGTGATATGGTCGAGGAACTGGACCTGAAATCACTTCTGTATGCAGATCGATCAAAGGAGATTGAGGATGATATCGTGCCTGCTGGATTTCTGTCTTCTGGTCCAGTAAACGATCCTGGAATGACGGACTTTGAAGAGCTCATTGAACAGAAGAAGGCATGGGATAACCTCTAGGAATGAAAAAGTATAAATAGAATCATTGAGTTCCTTGTAATGCAAACACTTATAATTAATCAAGAAAGAAAAAAACGACTATGGGATTTTTAGTTTCACCTGGGGTCGATATTAACGAGATCGACCTTACAAATGTCATCCCTGCTGTTTCTACCTCTATTGGAGCATACGCAGGGCAATTCACAAAGGGTCCCGTTGGTGTTGCAACTCTAATCTCTTCCGAGAAAGAGCTTGCCGATACCTTCGGTTCACCTTCAAAAAGAGGAGATGCAAGTGCTGCATCATTCCTTACCGCTGCATCATTCCTGAAATACGGTAATGCACTCTGGGTATCAAGATGCAAACCTGCAGGTCTGATCAATGCAAGTTCTGGTGGTGGTCACAGTACCGCCTTCTATGCTTCCGAAGAGGAAGACGGTACAGATTTCGATCAAACAGATAGTGCTCTGACTGATGATGTCTATGCTTTTGGTGCTGGTCTTCTGGGTAATAGCCTGAGGGTCGAAGTGGTGCATCGTGACAATACTTCATTTTCAGATACTACATTTAATGTCTTCAATAATGATCCTGGTACTTCTACCTGGGCCGATGCCAGAGGTATTCGATATGATGAGGTCAATATCATCGTGATTGATGAAGATGGTGACATTACTGGTACAAAGAATACGATTCTTGAGTCATATGAAGGTCTTTCAATCATTAAAGATGCTAAGAAATCAGATGGCACAAGTAACTTTGTATGTGATGTAATCAACAGAAATTCTAATTACGTTCGTATTCCAGAAAATGCCTTTGCTGGTGTTTTTGATATCGAAGGTGATTCAGATGGTGGATTTGATTCAACAACACTTGGTGCATTTGGTCAGACACTTGCTCAGATCCTTGAAGAATCTGAATCTGATTCAGAAGGTAACAGTGAGGTTGATATTCGCACAACGGCTGCTACAGATTCTGATCTTCGATTCTCCCTTACTGGTGGTGTTGATGGAACAAGTACTACTGCAACTGATTCAGAGATCATCGATGCTCTTCAGTTGTTCGCAGATCCCGAGAAGATTGATATCAATCTGCTCTTCTCCCAGACTGCAGTGGATGGAGATTCCCAGAATAATATTGCTGATGAGATTCAATTGATCTGTGAAACCAGAAAAGATTGTATCGGTTTCGTATCACCAAATACTGGTGTTCTTGCTGGTGCGACCAATATCAAATCATTCTTTGATGACAATGTTTCTTCTTCTAGTTACCTTGTCTTGGATTCTTCACCATTGCTTGTGTACAACAGATACGCTGATGAGAATGTCTACATCCCAGCTTGTGGTCACATGGCAGGTCTTTGTGCCAGAACCGATGATACCAATGATCCTTGGTTCTCACCTGCTGGTTTCAATCGTGGCCAACTTCTGGGTGTCACGAAGGTCAAGTTCAATCCAAAACAAGCCGATAGAGATCTTCTGTACAAGGCAAGAATCAATCCGATTGTTTCTTTCCCAGGTGAAGGCATTGTCTTGTTTGGTGACAAGACCGCTCAGACAAAACCATCTGCCTTTGATCGAATCAATGTTCGCAGATTGTTCATCGTCCTTGAGAAGGCAATCTCTACTGCTGCGAAATATCAATTGTTCGAACTGAATGATGAATTCACTCGTGCGATGTTCCGCAATATGGTTGAACCATTCCTGAGAGATGTCAAGGGAAGAAGAGGTATCACGGACTTCTTGGTTATCTGTGATGAAACAAATAACACAGGTGAGGTCATCGATGGTAATAGATTCGTTGCCGATATCTATATCAAACCTGCTCGTAGCATTAACTTCATTACTCTGAACTTCATTGCTACAAGAACCGGTGTTGAATTCAGCGAAATTGCTGGTGCATCTGCCTAATAACACAATTAGATAAAGGAAACGAAAAATGGCTAACATTGATAACTTCAAAGCTAAACTAACAGGTGGTGGCGCAAGACCAAACCTTTTTAAGGTTATCTGTAACTTCCCGGCTGAAGCTGAGGGAGATGCAGAACTTGCTTCATTCTTGATTAAGGGTGCTGGTCTTCCAGCAAGTGTCATTGCACCAATTGAGGTCCCATATCGTGGACGTAAACTCAAGGTTGCAGGTGATAGAACATTCGAACCATGGACAATCACTGTCATTAATGACGAGGGATTCGTGATTCGTAATGCCTTCGAAAGATGGATGAATTCTATCAATGAACATATCAACAATGTCGGTCTGATTAATCCAAATGATTATCAGACAGATATGACTGTTCAGCAACTTGGTAAAGATGATTCTGTGCTAAAGACAATCGATTTGAAGGGTGTCTTCCCAACAAATCTCTCACAGATTGAATTGAACTACGAGACCAATGATACTATCGAAGAGTACACGGTCGAACTTCAATATCAATACTGGACATCCAACACCACATCGTAATAATTAGGTGTGTACTAATAGGGTGCTGGGTATAGAATATGCTCAGCACCCTATAAATAATATTATGGAATTATTTGGTTGGCAAATCTCTCGTAAAATCAAGGGTTCTTCCAAGAAGGAAAAGCCCATTCCCGCTCTAGTACCTGAAAAAGATGATGGTGCTATTATCTCAACAGCAGCAGGTGGCTATTATGGTCAATATGTTGATGTCAGTGGTGGAGATGTAAAAAATCAGAATGATTTGATTCGTAGGTATCGATGGGCGGCTTCACAGCCAGAGATCGATATGGCAATCAACGATATCATCGATCAGGCAATTGCAAGTGGTGATAACAGTGCTCCGATTTCACTGATCATGGAAGAACTCGATCAACCCGACCAGGTCAAAGATGAAATCCTCGATCAGTTTAATCATGTCATCAAACTTCTAAATTTCAACCATAACGCAACAGATATTTTTCGGGATTGGTATATTGATGGTCGATTGTACTATCACTTGATGGTTGATCCGAACAATACCAAATTGGGAATCAAAGAGGTACGAAAGATAGATCCCACAAACATCCGTAAGATCAAAGAGGTCACGACCAAGACCGATCCAAAGACCATGATTTCCACACAAGAGGTCACGGCAGAATACTATGTGTATGGCGAGATCGAAGGTGATGGAACAACCTCAAGTGGTGTGAAGGTCGACACAAACTCTGTTGTTTATTGCCCATCTGGTCTGTATGATGAAACAGGCGAAATCGTTATATCTCATATTCATAAATCATTGAAATTGATTAATCAGTTGAGAATGCTAGAAGATGCGTTGGTGATCTACAGAATCTCTCGTGCACCAGAACGTCGAATTTTCTACATCGATGTCGGTAACCTACCCAAAGGTAAGGCAGAACAATATGTCGAGGGCATCATGTCCAAGTACCGAAACAAGTTGGTCTATGATGTAGAGACCGGTGATATTCGGGATGATCGAAAATCGATGTCCATGCTTGAAGATTTCTGGTTGCCTCGCCGAGAAGGTGGGCGTGGCACAGAAATCACCACACTTGCTGGTGGTGAGAATCTTGGTCAGATCGAGGATGTCTTGTTCTTCCAGAGAAAACTTTATCGTGCTCTGAATGTACCAATTGGTCGATTGGAACAAGATAATGCATTTTCCCTAGGTCGTGCCACTGAGATCAATCGGGATGAGGTCAAATTCCAGAAGTTCATTGACAAACTTCGCAAGAAGTTCTCGGTTCTCATCATGGAAATGCTTCGAGTTCAATTGCTTCTCAAGGGTGTGATGACCCAGAAAGATTGGGAAGTGATTCGTGAAGACATCTCTCTTGACTTCTTGGAGGATAACTATTTTGCCGAACTCAAGGAAATGGAGATTCTTCGTGAACGTATAGAAATGCTTACACAGGTAGATGAATATATCGGTAAGTATTTCTCTAATGAATGGGTTCGTCGAAATATCTTGCGACTGGATGATGAAACAATCAAAAAGATGCAGCAAGATATTGAAGATGAGGCCAAATCAGGTGAAATCGCCGATGATGAAGGAGAAATGTAATCTCAAAAACTCAAATTGTATAAATAGAATCATATGAAAGACATTGAACAACTTTTCTCTGAAATTAAATCCAATAATAAGGATGAGGCCAAATCGATCTTCCATGGTATCATTGCTGATAAGGTAACAAAAGCCCTTGATGCTCGTAAGGCTGCAATTGCCCAAAAGAGGTTCAATGAATCTGTCACTGAAGCAAAAAGAGAGTTTAAAAATGGTGACAAGGTTTATATCCATGATGGTGATAGCTTTGGTCCAGAGGTCCACTTCGAAGGTATCGTAATTGGATATGTTGGTAATAAGGTCAAGATCAAGGGAACTGGTCAAGATAAGGGCAAGACTGAAACCTCGGAAGAACAATTTGTAGCACTTCAAACAGACTTTGATGAGTAACACCTATGAAATCACTAATCGAAACAGCAAAGAACCTCGAACTTATTGATGAAGCCAAGAAAGCATCAGAGAAAGAACTTCGACAAGCAATTGAAGATGCACTGGATGATATCAATGACGGTGATATTCAACTTGCTGAACGTAGATTGCGTCGAGTATTAGGAAAATAATACTTATGAAATCACTAATCGAAACAGCAAAGAACCTCGAATTTATTGATGAGAAGATCTCTCCACGTGTTAAAAAATCACTCGATAATTTCTTTGAAGATCTCATAGATCAGGTTGAAGAAAAGATAGAACTTGAAGATGTGAGAACCAAATCAGATCGAGATAGTCTAATCGAACTGATGATGTCTAATGCAGGAGAAGATGTCACTGATGATTTAGAAGAACTCTTGAAAACAGAAATGGATTTTCGTTACAGAATTAAAGATAGAAGGAATTAAGGAAATAACACAAAAATGAAACTCATTTCAGAACACGTCGAACAAGACCTTGGATATACCATCACTGAAGGCAAAGGTGGAGCAAAGAATGTCTTTATTGAAGGTGTGTTCATGCAAGCGAACAAGAAGAATCGCAACAATAGAATTTACGAAAAGAGCATACTTGAAGCTGCCGTAAATAAGTATGTCACAGAACAGGTTAGCACCGGTCGTGCTGTTGGTGAATTGAATCACCCAGATGGACCTACGATTAACCTTGATAAAGTTTCACATCGCATCACTGAACTGAAATGGAACGGTGATGATGTTGTTGGAAAGGCACTCATACTCGATACACCGATGGGTAAA